TACCTGTTTCAGTTGCAATCTTACCCGCTGTGCCGGTACTACCCGCTTGCGCTAACCGTTCGTACTCGGCCATACGCGCTAAGTCATCGCGTACGGCGTTAACCGCGCTTAGTTGCTTGGGTGTTAACCCTTGAGTTAACTGGCTAATGCGCTGCTCAACCGCAAGCGCGTTGGGGCCCGCAGGGATACTTGGAGCTAACTTGTTAGCCGCACCCGTTGCTTGCATACCTTCTACGCGTTGCAAACGCTGCACGTCTTTGCCAATTGTTGCAAAGCGTTGCGTTAGCCCCATACCCGCTTCATCCATAATTCTAATGGGCTGCGCGTAATCTTTTAAAAATTTAGCAAGGGCTGCGGGTTTAACTAGGCCGGTAGATGCGTCCGTCACTTTTTGACGGAACAAATCCTCAATACCTTTACCGGCAATCTTTAGCGCGTTGGGGTCGCTGCCAAACAGGTTTACAAATTGCTTGGCCTCGGACTCACCACCGGGGTTAAAGTATTTGGTAATAACATCTTCAGGCCTAGTTTTAAGTTCGTTAGATGCGGTTTGCTTAAACAGGTTGGCGTTAGCGCCTTCTTTAAAGCGGGGCACATACTCGGTGCGGTACGTCTTAACAATATCAGCGTAAGCGGTCTTAGCTGCGTCGGGGATTGCCGTAGACTTGCCAATGGCGTCATCAATCTCTCTATGCAACTGAACTAAGTTACGCAAAGTAGCTGAATCTGTAGGTCTATTGCCGGTTATGGCGGATTGAATATCGGCGTTAATAGCTTTACGCACATCGTCTAATTCTCTAAGCGTAGCCACAGGTGGCCCCGCAACAACCGTCGGCGCAGTTTTAATTTTTGAAGATACTAAACCGCCGCCTAAAGGTTTAGCGGGAGGCGTTTTGGGTTGAAATACCGATAATTTTTGTACTGTGGTAGGTGCAGTTTCAGGCGCAAACGTGGATAACTTGCGGCCTAAAATTTCTTCAGCTTTGGCCAACACATTTGATACGTCAATCTTGCCGTTACCCGCTAGGTCAAACGCAGCTTCGTACCCAGGTTTAAGTGTGTTGTCTTTAAAGTCTTTTTTAGCTGCTTCACCAATGACGCGTAGACTGTTGCCAGTTTCAGATGGCGTAACCGTAACAAGGTTGTCGTCGATCTTCTTTGTAACGCGGTCAACTACGCCTTGAAGACGCGCGTCAACACGCGCTTGTTGCGCTATTTGCGCTTCGCTAGTTTGTGCGGCTTTGTCAGCGTAAAGTTGCGCTACTTTGGGGTTAGATGCGAGGTCTTTAGTAAACCCTGAAAACCCTGTGCTGCCTACCGGCGCCGCAACTTGACCAGCCGTGGGCGAGGAACCTGGCACAATCACGGCGTTAGGGTCGCGCAACGCGTTGATAATTTGACCGCCCTTGTCGCCAACAGCTTGGTTAATTGCTGCGGTGCTAGGGCTAAACATCTTGCGCCCTTGCTCGACCACAAACTTAGCCGCTGGCAACGCCAATGCAGGTACGGCTGCACCAAAGGCAGCGCCCACACCTGCATTTTCAGGGTTGACTAGCCCCGCACCAATTGCCCCGCCCGCTGCACCGCCTAGCGCTCTGACGCCTGTGTTTACCGCACCGCCCGCCAAGCCGGTATTAAACCCGCCCGAGGCAATAGACTTGGAAACAGGGGTTAGAAATTTAGCAAGCGAAGGGGCTAACTCTGCACCCTTGGCAACAATTTTAGACAAGCCCGCAATGGGCAGCATTGTTGCGCCGATCTCACCTAAAATCTCACCCGACTTACCTAGTGTGCTAGCCCCGTATACTTGGTTGTATTCTTCGTTTGCGCGCTTAGACGCTTCGTCAACTGTTGCGCGTGTGTTAGTGCCGGCCGCATAATCTAACGCGCTTGCGCCGCCTTTAATCAACGTATCTGTTACGTTTTTAAAGCCTTTGTAAATACCAGCGGGTATTTGCATGACTTCTTGCATTATGGTTCGCTCTCGAGGCATACCTTCGCCTGATGGTGCGGTCAGTTTAGCAATGTCGTAACCATTGGCTTGCAACTTAGCAGTCAAGTCGGCTTTGCTCATGCCATCCGGAACGCCTTTGATAACAGTACCGTCAGGAAGACGAACGTCCATTATTTTAAACTCCCAAACTCAACGACTTTAGCAACATCTGCGTTGTCGGTAATATTACCCGTACTAGCGGGCGTTGCGCGGGGTTTTGCAGGCGTTTTCTTACCTGTTGGGGTGTACCCTGCCGAGCCTGGCGTGTATGTCACGTTTGGTATTTCTCTGTACTGTGGCCCGAGTTCGTCCAAATACTCGCCGTACTGACGACTAAACCCATCGCGCATACGATTAGCAATACTCATTGCTTGACGCTCTAACTGGTCAATTTGCTCAAGGCTAGGTTCTTTACCATTTTTAAGGTCAAGCACCGCAATTTGATTGGCCAAAATTTGCCATTCTTGGTTAGCAATAGAACCAATTGCGCCGGTCATAGTAGCCGCCGTTTTAGCAATTGCGGTGACTTTGCCCTTAAGGTTTTCAAACCTTGTTTCAGCAAGTTTTCCTTCGTTAGTCATTGTGAACGTACGCGCATCAATTGGGCCCGCCACGCGTTCTAGATTGCTGTTTCTAACCGCGTCAATAGATTCAAGCAGCGCATCAGTTTCAGCAATGGTTCTTTCAACAGCTTTAAAATCTTTGCCTATTTCGGCTTTTAACTTAACCGTTTGTTGTGGCGTCAATTTATCCGTACGCGCAACGCCCAACACGCCTGGTGAGCCTAACCCGCCGCCTCTGTATTCGCGCGCGTTAATCTCTAGCCTTTGACCTAGTGTAGTTGGGTCGTCAATTCTAGTTAATGTTGGCGCTTCTTGTTTAGCCGCCGCTATCAATTGAGTACGTTCGGTAGCAAGTTGCTGAACATTCAGCGCAACTTTAGGATTGCCCATATACGGTCTAAGGCGTTCAATTTCAGCGCTAATAGCTTGTATCCGTGTGTTTGGGTCACTTGCGGGTGCAGTAGCCGTAGCAGGTGCAACAGTAGGGGCAACGGCTGGTGCAACAGGAGTAACAGGGGTCGTTGCCGGTGCTTGCGCGCCAGGCACTAGCATATTGGTTGACGCTGGTGCGGCGGGCGCCGCCCCCACTATTGCAGGTAACGCGTTAGTAACTGCGGGCGCTGCGCTGCCGCCAGTCATAGGCAAAGCAAAAGGAGCCCCGCCACCACCGCCGCCGCCGCCGCCGATAGGTAACGCAGCGGGCGCAGCAGAAGGAGGTCTGCCTGCCAATCTGTCGGCCTCGGCACGATCAGCTTGTGCAATAGCAAAATTTTGTTCAGCAATTGTCGCTTGACGGTTGCCTGGCCCTGCGCCAATATTTGCGGCTTGAATACGCGTTCTGTTTGTCGCTTCTGTATTAGCGTCAACAAACAATTTCTCGGCTTTCAGCGACGCATTGCGAAGCCACGCTTGAAATGCGGCGGGGTCATTTTTAGGGATTGCTGCCAACGCAACATCCATCGGCGCAACAGATTCAACGTAGGGACGGGTAGTAGGATTTGCGTAAAAGTTAGATAGCCATCTCGCGGCGTCTTCAGGTGATTTAATAAAACCGACTTGGTTTTTATATAACTCTAAAGATTTTTCTGCCGTGCCTATATCTCGGGCGGCGATTTCGCTTTGTTGGCCAATAAGTTTTTGCCCTTGCATTGGCGCGCGCGACATCAATTGGCGTCTGCCTTCAGCAGTAGATAAATCCCCACCTTGAGCGTAAAAGTCACGCAAAGCGTTTTCGCTTTCGTACCCTTGCTGCGCTTGGCGCAACTGCATCATCTGACCCATTTGGGCAAGCATATTGGGCTGCTCAATAGGCTTAACGCCTAGTGCAATGTTGGTGTCGAGTGCCATTACTATCCCCTAATTGAAGGGTATGAACCCATAAATTCATTTGCTTGAGCGTCGGTAAACGTGCCGCCACTACTATTCCTACCACTTAACAAATTGTTCAAATAGTAAGTGTTGGCAAGATTGCTGATGCCGCCTAACCCTTGGTTAAACGCATTAGCACCGCCAACAATACCCGACGCTTGAGCGTTAGCACCGCCTGTCAACGCATTGGTGGCGTTTGTTCCATATGCGCCTAATACGCCGGTTGTGCCCGCACCGTAGTTGCCGTACGCCGTGTTCATAGCGTTACCGGCGTTGCCGTAGATGCCTGATGCGCCTTGACCAAATTGTCCAATAGCTTGCCCACCTGCGCTACCAAAGTTGGCGTTGGCTTGGCCTTGCATAGCCGCAGCACTTTGACCGGCTGCTGCGCCCATTTGGAAAGGCTGAAGGGTATTGCCGCGAATGGTCTGAAACCGGTTAAAGGCGTTGTTGAACTCTTGCGAGGCCATGTCTTGACCAAACGCTTGTGAGGCTTTGAGAGCATTACCTGAAATCAACCCACCTCGCGCAGCAGCTTGGCGATCGACAGCCTTCAAGCCCTCGGACATACGGAAACCGTAGCCTGGATCCATCCCCGCTTTAAACATTTCAGGCGTAAAGTCAGCCGTAGCAAAGCGACCGTAGTTTGCTGCGCCCGTGTTGCCGCCAATGCCCAACAGCGTATTAAGTTGATTAAGGTTGGCTGTGCCTGACTCGCGGTACGGCGCAAAGTCTGCGCGCGTCTGCTCGTACATTTGCGTTTGAAAAGCTAATTGCCTATCAAGCGCGTCGCGTTGGGCAAGCAGTTGCTTGTCAACCGTTGCGCCCGACGCAGCGATCTGTCGGTCAAGCGCTTCTTTTTGCGCGGCAAGCTGTTGCTGCGAGATCTGATACGACAGTTGGCTTGACTCTCTAGCGGCTTCAGCTTGTGTGTTAGCAGCTTCTCTTGAAGCGCGTGCGCTGTTTGCGCTGCCAAGTAAACTTGCGCCTGCACTAATTACGCCTGCTGTGATAACTCCAGCCATATCAATTCTCCGTTAAGGCTAGTCTAGCGCTATTATTCGCCAAAGCCAGTCTTTTATCTAACAAACCACATTCAGGAATGACATAAAGTAGTTCTTCTATTTCGTCTATGTCGGTGCAGCCACTAGGGTTGTCGTAGATGTCAACCCATACAAGTTCTTCGTTACCTACCCACCCAACTCGGCGCGTACCCGCTGGCGCATCTAACTCTAGCGGTGCGGTCAGGGTGTGGATGTCATCGCCTAAGTTGACTGAAATTGTACCTTTTTCAAGTCTAACTTTATAGGGCGATTTGTGCGCCGCGCCCACGATAACCGTGTTGGGTGGCACAATCATCGTGCGAATGTACTGCCCGTCTTTAAAGACGTGCGTCGTGACAATGTCGGCCTGTGGCATTTTCAAAAGTTCGTCTTGCAGCACGTCAATCTTCTGCTGCAAGGTTGGCTTTAAAAAATCGAGGTCAAAGGTCACTTTCATGTCTGCAAGCTACCCGACGAATTAAAGACGTGGATCGAATAGCCGCCAACTAGCGAGTAAGTGCCACCGGTCATGCGTTGTGGGCCAAGGTAACGGATAGCGACAAATCCCGAACCACCGGCTGCGCTAACCCCCGCGCCGCTTCCTCCACCACCACCGCTGCCCGTGTTGGGTGTGCCCGAAACACCGCTATCGTAGGCCCCACCTGCGCCGCCGCCGCCTGTGCCACCCGCACCCCCGCTACCATTTCCACTTCCCCCGCCCCCACCTGCGCGGGTAACCGCTGTGCCGGTGATTGAAGATGACGCACCATTACCCCCACTTCCTCCGGCGTTTGTTGCTGCTGCACCGCCAACAGCCGACGCCCCGCCACCGCCGCCGCCGCCGCCCGTTGCACTAGCGCCGCCCGCAAAACCTTGTCCGGCTGTGCCCGCGCCCGCGCTTACCGCACCAGTACCATCTTGCGCGCCGCCGCCCGAGCCTCCTGTTGCACCTTGGCTACCACCGCCTAAAGACACTATTCCAAATGCCGATGAATTAGCCCCAATACCTCCTTGAGCAGCACCGCCAGCACCAACAACAATTGAATATAAAGTATTGCTAGTTAAATTTAAAGTTGAAGTTTGATAGCCACCAGCACCGCCACCACCTGCGTAACTGTTAGCGTCTATTTTTTGTGTTCCGCCACCGCCGCCGCCGATAATCAAATACTCAATAGGAATCAGCGCATTTGTGCCAAAGCCAAACGCGCCCGCCGAGGCTACACCAATGGTAGATAAGCGTGGCATTTATGCGTACCTTGTTTGCGAAGCCAACACGGTAAAGGCTGCGTTGCCGGTCTTAATAATGGCGTAGGTGTAGGTGTCTACCGAGTTAGCGTTACCAGCGTTTGGCGTAATACCGCTTTGCCATTTAGGTGTAACGGCTACACCATCAATGGTGACTGCGCTGTTGTAGTAGGCCGTTGCACCTTGGGTTGCCATAAAGGTAACCGTGATGGTCTGACCCGTTGACATTAAACTGTTAAGCGTAGCGGCAGACGATGCGCGTAAATTTATCGTCCAGTTGGCGGTGGCATTAGTCGTGTAGTACACAATGGATTGTGTTGCCACGTCGTAGTTAATCGTGCCAGTTGCCGCAATTGCCGAAATGGTAGTTGGTTCAACAATGTACTTGAAAATATTGTTGGTAACGTTAAGCAATTGAAAACGCGTACCGTCGTACTCAATGAGCATGAGCGCACCAGCTTGAATGTCGCCCGCTGCCAATGCTGTAGTGCCAAACTTGGTGATTGACTTAACGCCGAGTGTGTCAATGTCGATTGTCACTGCGGCGGTATTGGTGTTTTGAGCAATAAAACTAAATTGTGCGCCCGTAGCGTAGCCACCTAAAGCAGGTGTTGCCAAGCCGGTTAGCGTGTTTGTACCGGCAACCGTAATCAGGTTGCTAATGCTTGTGGTGTCGTTAATTGCGGGAATATCGTCATACGACCCGATCTGTACAAAAGCCGAAGTTTTTAAAAGAAACTTGTACAGTACTCCACCGTCTAACCAAATCTCAGCAGGTGTACGTCCTGCCGCATCCAACACAATTGGGTTGGTGTTGTTAGTTGTGCCGTCGCGGGTGGTGTAGGTCGTAGCTGGCGTAGACGTACCCGCTAGGTAGGTGTATATCAAGCCACCGGTAAGCGGTGCGCCATTGGCGTCCGAGAATTGTGCGCCCGCACCGGCAAAGGCTGAAAGATTGATCGACATTAGACTATCCCTGTAATGATGCCGTTGACGACCGTCACGGTTTTAGAATCGACTGTGGTAAACGTACCGGACGCAGCACCCGTACCTGCGCCTAACTGTTCGTACATTGAATTGATAAACCTAAACCACTCACGCGAGATCAATCCCGTTGCGGGGTCAACAATAGGTACACGCGGTGCGGTGATTTGTGTGGGGTTCATGCTTTGGTTGCCTCAACGTCAAGTTCAGCCGCCATGATAGCAATCTTGACCGGATCGGTGCCTGATATCTCATACACCCGATCACGCAGTTTCTCAGTCATGCCAAGGCGACGCCAAAGCACACGTTTGCCGTACTCGCCTACGCCGCCCATTGACTTCCAATGTTCGTTTGACCAAGTATGACCACCGTCATCAGACCAACGCAGCATGACTTGAGGTTGCACAAAGTCATCCTCGGCGATAATGATCTCAATCTGATCGACAATACCAAGTGACCCCGATATGGTTAAGGGGCTCAAGTACACGCGCCCAGGCACCTCGGTCACGCCAGGCAACCCTACACCGGCTTCGCAGATTAACTTGAGTGAATGCTGTGCGGTACGTTTAAAGTTATTAGTGCCGGTAGGCAGCGCCCGCCATGAGCGCAACCATTTCTGAGTGCGTGGGCCATCTGCGTAGACTTCCAAGTCAAAAGCGTACAAGTTGCCGTTTTGGTAGTCACCCACAATAATTTCTTGATTAAACGACACTTGGCAATTGCTACGGTGACGGCTAAAGTTGCCGTTGCTAAAACTTGCCCGTTCATGCCACGCTTGCGCCGCCACATCAAACACCCAAGTCGCTTGCGCGGTGGGGAAGGTCAAGACGTAGAACGCATGACCGTCTTGTTGATAGGTGTAGGCAATGGCGTCAGAAATGTCACCGTACTGTTGAATCTGCCACTCGACGGCGTGGGTGCTAATTCGCACACCGGTGTAGCCTTGCGAGCGATAGACAATCCCGCGCCCGCGATCATCCGAGCCTAGCCAAAACAACCCGTTATCCAATTTGGCAACGGAAAATGTTGCAGCGCATCCAATCTCATTAAACGCGCCTTGAATTCTTTCTAAAGGAAACCCCGCACCTGCTGCTCTGTTGTACCAAACCTCGACTGAATTTGTACCAAACAACCAAATCTCGGAATGGTCGGTAATGGATGACACCAAGTTGTCAGGATCGCCCTCTGCGCTTGCGAAATCAAGAGGGTCAATACTTAGTGGGTCAAGCAGCGCGGTCGTCCACACGCGCTGGCTAGCGGGTTCTATGAACACAAAGTAGCCACCAAGGTACGACACCGTTAACGCACCAGGAAAGTCAGGGTCAGTAATTTGACCAAACGCGCTTGTCGTGGCGTTGTAGACAAAACTTGGCCCGTTACACGCAACAAATAAATGGTTGCCATCGTCGGTCATCGATACCGGCCCATCGTTGGCAACTACGCCGAGCGTAGTGATAACGTATTGGTCGTCAACTCTATAAAGCGTATTGCCCGACACAACGTAGGCGTAACCACCGTATTGCCAAAGCCCACGCACGGGGCCAGTACCAACTGGTGTAATTAAACGCAACCCAGGCGCACGGTTCAGAAACGCAGGTTCTAAGCCACCCTCGGCGACCACCTCGGGAAACAAGTTGATCATACGGTTGTCGGCAGCGTTGACGCTGCGAGCCGTATAAGCGGAGCCAAGGATAGGCGATTTCATTAGTAATTGCCCGCAAAGATGTTGAAGCGCTGACGCGTTGCAACAATTGAGTACGGCAGCGACATAATATCGTCAGGGTTGTTGATGCGTTTCAAGTTACGCTTAGAGTACATCGCAATGCGCGACACTTGGGGGCTGGGCTCAACACCAAACTCAGGTGCAATCTCACACGCCAAGTTGTACTTAAATGCGCGAAGGTAGCCTGGCGGGAACGCCAAAGGTGTAGACAACAACGCAGCCGTAGTCAATTCCTCAACCGACACAATGTGCCATTCCAACACCTTGGTAGGCACCGGATAGACAGTCATCGTAATGTCGGGGTAAGTCATGTTGACAAACATAACTTGCGGGTAGGTGGACGTTACGGTCTTGACCGCAATGCCGTTGTACTGTTGCTGATTGATCAGCTTAATGCCAAACGAAATGTTAGACGACGGGTCACGGAAGTAAGTCGAGTCATCTATCAGAATAGGGCGGTTTCCCACAAAGTCGCCCGTGGGGCCAAGGGTGCGTGTGGCAAAGCCTGGCAACCAAGAGAAGACTTGATCTTGCGTTGAAAACACCGACAAACGCTCGGTGTTCCATGAGTCGATCATCTGATTGAGTGCGGCTAACGCATCATTAGCGGTCGCAGCCGACGGTTCTTCACCTTCAGCCAGTTGACCGATTAGGCGTAGCGCCCCATTGATTTGATCACCGGCTGTGGTTGTGGTCATACTTACTCCGTTTTACGACGTCGTTTTAACTCATTCACAGGCGCAGCCTCTACTTTAGGCGCGTCTAAATTATATACTTCCCACCCGTTTTTGACGTCCTCTTCGGCTTCCACATCGGAAATTGCCACTTTGTTGCCGTGTACGGGGTGCTTGAGGTAAATGTGCATTCAGAATCCTTGTGCGAGGGGCGAGGATCACCCGCCCCTCTTTGCATTAACCTGCGACGCGCAAGGCGACGTAGGTATTCTCAGCGGTCTTGCGAACACGCCAATTGCAAGAAGTGTTTGCCGAAACAGCAGCAGTTCCAACCAAAGTCACGCCGGTGTTAGCCGTGACCGTAGCAGCGTTTGTGCCACCAATGTTGATAATGAAAAAGTCAAAACAGCTATTGACTTTCATGCTTGGGAAAGCAGCTTCTAGAGCTGTACCCAAAGGCATTGTTAACGCAGCAGCAGCACCGTTATAGGTGATGATGCCGGTTGCCAATTCAGCAGCAGTCAGAGTGGCTGCGGCTGTTTTAGCTGTAGGAGTCACTTGCGTGACCATGTTAATTTCGGTTTCGTTACCGTCACCGAATTGATATCCGCCTGCGCCATTTGGAAGAGTTGGCATGATGAAATTCCTTTGAAAAGTTTAGAAAATGGGGCCGAAGCCCCACTCTGTTTAGCCCCACAGACGGACGGCTGTGACCGGACGAACCGCGTTAAAGCCGTACAACACGTCAATACGGCAAGGCATACGGTCGTTGTTGATGTCGTACTGACGTACGATACGCAACGAAATACCGTTATGCACTTGGCGTGAAGCCATGTCAACACCCTGTGGCAACAGCAAGTCAGCAGTCGCTAACGTAATCGCATCTTTGTGATAGATCAAGTTTTGCGGGTACGCTGTAGCCGATCCACCCAAGAACGTCAGCACAGCGCTAGCTGCTGGAAACGCGCTGATAGTAGCCAAGGCGTTAGCTGAAGTAAACATAGGTGGTTGAACTGACAGAGTTGCGGTAGTTGTTGACGAAACAGTTACGTCAGCAGTTACGACAAACTGTTGCAGCGAGCCAGTTGTTTGACGGGTTTGTGGGTTGACTGCAAACACGCCAGCGATAGTGAACACGTCACCAATCTTAAACGTGGGTGAGCCGCTTGTGAAGCTGATGTCAAGCGATGTTGCACCTTGGGTAGTCACAGCAGTTGCCACGATTGGGGCAGTTGGTGTAACACCGGTGGTGTGCTGAACAATCGACTGCGACATATTGATTTCGTCTAAGCCCAATACGCCTTCGCCCATCATACCGTTCTTGAATTGACGGCTGATAGTACCAGTTGGGTTAAACAGACCTTTCAAGCCCTCGACCAAACCGGCGTTGGCGGCTGGGTTAACAGTCGCGTAACGTGGGCTCATGGGGGTGGCAAATTCGTTCAATTTCTGTTGTGCTGCAAGCAAAACAGCAGAAGTCGAAGGAGTCGAGCCAGGAGTGCCTACTGAGTTGTAAATGCCTTTGTAGGCAGTTGCCACGTCAGCGTCAACGCTTGATGCCAATTGCGACACACGGGGCTTGAGAACGCGTTCTGCGAAGTCATCCAATTGCATGGTGAGTTCGGCAGACGTGAAGTTCACGCCAATGTGCTTTTGGGTTGAAACAGTCAAAGTTGTGAACTGTTCGTTGTCGTCTTGCACTTGCAAGGCGGCACCGTCAGTAACTAAGGCGCGGTCGGGTAAACGAATACGCAGGGTTGAACCAATTTTTGCGCCTTCAACGGCGAATGAATCGTCGTACTGACGATTGACGTTGCGACTGATCACCAAATTGTTCTCGAGGATTTCGAGGGATTTACGGGTGATCATGTCAATGGTAAGAATGCTATTTGCCATGATAATTCCTAAAATAAGTTAGCGGAGGGTACGCGCTTCGTGCTTCTTTATCTGTCGCAATCTTTCGGCCTCAATCCACTCGGAAGTAGACATTGACTTAATAGAGCGTGGATCAGTCGTATCGTATGCCGGTGAGCCGGTCGTACGGGCTGAAACAGGTGAAATAGGCGCTGGTGCGTTTGAAGTCTTTTTGACCGGTGGGTTTGCGGCTAACTGAGCCTCAATCTTCCCGATCTCTTTGGCTTGCATGATAGGCGAAAGACGTGAAATCCGTTCCGCTTCTCGGGGGTTTGCACCTAAGTGGTATGCCACTTCGGGGCCATTGTCCGAGGCCTGAATAGATTGGGCCATCACGGTAGTAATTGGCAAATTCGGGTTGTATGCGACTTGTTCAAAGTCCTCATACTTCGCACGAACTTCTTCTTCCTTGTCGTGATAGGTTTCGAGTATTTCAGCTTGCTGCTTGCGCTGCTCGCGCTCCGCTAGTTTTTGCTCCGCACGTTGTTCTGCCAAGGCTTCGACATAATCTTCGTTTGAGGCAAACTGCTCGGGCGTGACCGGTGCTTGAGGCGCAACAGGTTGAACCGCTCTTTCTCTTTCCCACTTTCGCTGCTCGCGTGCGAGCCGCTTGCCGATGGCTGCGTCTAATTCCTCTTGTGAAAAGGTCTTAGGTGCTGCTTCGGGTACTTCCGGCGCAGATACTTCAACTACCGGTTCTGCCGTAACTTCCGGTGTCGGCGCGGGTACTTCCGCTGGGCTTACTTCGTCTGACATTTGTAACTCCGAGGAGTCCTGGTGGATCGCACCAGTACGATTAGTATATTACTTAGATTCTGCGGGTGCAACATAATTTGGATCATGCTCCCAAACCACGGGGGGCAGGGCGGCTAACTGGTCAACCGTTGTGCAGCCGTTAATGGCAATAATCTGAGCGTCGCATTGGGTACGGATGTCTTGCCGCCAAACGTTCCAATCCATCGGGATAGCAGACTTAGTTTCGTAACCCTTGACTACTCGCCAATCTGAAGGCAACAAGATTGAGTACGCTTGTGCTTGCACGGCGTTAACCGCTTGCATCTGGCACTCAAACAAGTCTTTAGGCGTAGCGGTGTAGTTGATCTCAACTTCGGTTCCGGTGTAGACAGGTGCGTCTTGGCTGACCCAGTAGTATTGGTCGTTGGGGTACTGACCGTAGACCACATCAACCATGCCAATAGCCGCTTTTTCTTCGGGGCTAGACAGGTTGCACCAGTTGGCGGGGTACTGAATGTCATCCCACTCAAAGGCTGTGCCAGCGGGTACTAGGAGGGCGATCAAGCCGTTGGAGATGATTGCAAACATAACTACCTCGCTAAACTATTTTTGAATGGGTTTTCGGCAAATGCGGCGTAAATGTATGTGCCGCCGGATGAATTCCAAGCTGCGTCAGTTCTACGAATTTTAAATCCGTTTGATACTAAATCACCCCAACCTGTATAAGTTGTTTCAGACGCAGATGAATTTGGTACCAACCCTTTCGCTGTTGCGTTGTAAGGGTCACGATCTGAATCATACAAATACCAATCGCCGGTACTGCTAGACATCTTTATCAATACCCAACGTGGTCTAAACCCAAGATACACAAACGGCCCATCAGACGAACCATTCCCCGTGTAACTACCAAACGCGCTGAATCCGGCTATGGGTGTCCAGCAGTAAAATACTAGTGTTGAACTAAAACCCCACCAATTTGTTGTGGTGCTAATGACAGATGATGTTGGCGCGGTATTATTCCAAGTATCGGTGTTGGCTGTAAATGCGCTTGTAGTAAATGTTAAAAAGCCACCTGCACCCGTAGATGCGTGATATTGACTCCAGTTACCTGTGCCGCTTCTTGATTTAGAAATAATAAACGCAGGTGCAACGCCAAGCCCATGTCCTAAAGTAAAAGGATTTCCTGATGCGGGGGATGTTGCGGTTACCACACTAAACCCAGCAGACGCATTAACGCTTACCGTGCTTGTGACCGTGCCGTTGGTATTGGAGGATGATGAGCCTTGCCCTGCTTGCCATTGCCAGCCTACATAGGTTGCAGCCAAGTTGTTGTAATCAGTGTTTGTACCAACGGTAAAGCCCGCGCTACCAAATGCGGTCAAGCCTTGTGTATCAGTTGTTTCAGCAGCGGTAGTGTTTGACACTAAACCCTTGGTAACACCTCGTACTGAATCAGTCAATTTGTGGGAAGTAGCTGCCGAGCGTGACTTAACCCACACAAGGTCAGGCTTGAAAGCCGCAGCATTGGTGATGGCGTTAGACAACAACGTACCCGTATACAAGGTCGCGTCCATCACCGTGTTGCCCTTGACGATGGTGCTAGTCGGCAAGTTGTATGCGTTCAGGGCTACAAAGCCTGTGGGGGGTGTGTAGGTGAAGGGTCGTTGACCAAAGTTAAATGCCAACACAGGACTTGTGCCGTATATGGTTGAAGCGGGAAATAGTGTTGCGGTTGTTGATACGGTAGTGGCGGCGGCGTTTGTTCCCGCTGCGGGGTCACCACTAGAAAACCATGTGCCATTTTTGCCATACCAAATCTTGCCTGATGCTTGGTCAACAGCAACCATACATACATCGTTATTGCTGAAATATGTACCCGCACCATAGCTTGTTGCCGAACCTTGAACACGGTTAATAGAATCAGTTGCTTGGTTACTTTCAATTGCCCAAGAGTTTGTTACCGTACCCAATTCAGTAGATAAACTAATATCTTGCGTAGCAATTCCAATACCTGCATAAACCCCTGCTACTGTGCCAGTAGTAAATGTTGCTTCAAAATATATTTTGGTAGCCGATGGCAATGCCATAGAGGCAAATACGTTTTGATTTGCAAACGCAGTTGCAACGTACCTTAAATTAGCGTTACTAACTGTCCCCGCCGTTTTTAACGGATTCAACACAGCAAAGTTAGCCGCCGTAGCACTTGTCAGCGTAGGCACATCCGTCATGGAGTCATACGTCACACCAGCCGTGATGGAGATGTTGTTGGTCGTCCAGTAATTGCCATTGCCTGAAAAGTCTTTACCCAAGCCTACGTTGCTTGATGTGGTCAGCGCAGAGTTGTCTGTGAAGTTTAATTCAAACCCATTTGTCCCATATGCTCCCGTGTATGAAGCAGGTTGCCATACGCCTGTGAGAGCGTTGGTTGAGCCGAATGATGATGGGGTTAGAGCTTGACCGTCGATGAAGTTGACTTCGGCTAGGTAGCCGTCGAAATAACCACCTGAATTGCCTTGTTGCCCTATAAAAGTAGCAACAGCAGAATTTGCGGTTGTGTTTGTATTTTGAGGCACATAACTTGCGGAAGAAAAAGAAGTTATTTGTGTTCCATTTACATAAAATTTTGTACGGTTACTTGCTGTTGCTTGCGTAG